CAGGTAATGTGGGTGATATTGTCCACGATACAACTGATGATAGAATGTATACGGTTGCCGCTGTAGATAGCGCAACTGTATTATCTTTAACAGCAGCGAGTACGCCAGCGGGAACAGGTTTAGACACTGGAAAAGCCTATAAAATATATTCTAACACTTCAGCATCAAAACAATTGATTGCAAGTGACGGGGTAGTTTTAGTGGAAAATGCACCAGCTGATCCAATCAATAGTGAAGTAAATATTCAATATTGCGGGCCATCTGGTATATCGATCAAAATCACGCACTTGTCAGCAGCAGTTGGTAGTGAAGCTATGAGAGATGCTTTTCAAGATACCATAACGGGATCTTTAATTCAAGCATGGCCTTTAGTTAAATACGAATGGGCGTTACCTCCAAGTTTGATACTTGAGATAGCAAAAGTTTAATATAAACTAACAAGAAGGAGAAGAGGTTACAAAAAAAAGTAACCTCTTTTTTTTTCTTATCTTTGTAAAAATAACTTCCTTATGATAGATGATGTAAGAAATACAGTATTGGCTATAGCTAATAAAAATAACTATGGGTATATAAGTCCACAGGATTTTAATCTGTATTGCCAACAAGCGCAAATGGATTTGTTTGAAGATTATTTTTATCAATACAATAGCTGGATAACTAAACAAAATCAAAGAGTTTCAGGAACAGGGTACGCTGATATTGTAAAGGGTTTAGAAGAAGTCATGGACTTTTTCTCTCAAGAAGTTTTTTTAGTACAAGTAGGGGTGGCAAATACATATTCGTTGCCTTCTGACTATTACCTAATGAATAAATTGTTTTATTATCCAAATTCAGTAGCTGAGGGAACAAATACATTTGTAGCTGCATTTAAGCTCACAGACTCAACTGCTGCTTTTTCTAATTTAACAAATCCAACAACACCACCAATAGGAAGTATAATCGTAAACACAACTACAAATTTTCAGTGTTATGTAACTGCAGTTGACAATACAACTACTTTATCTATAAGTGCAGACATAATGAACATAAATGATTCATATATAATTTACACTAACACAAATATATCTGAAGTAGAAAGAGTGAGTCAAAATAAATTATTCTATTTAACAAGCTCACCTCTTACTGCTCCAAGTAATCAATTTCCAGCGTATGTTTTAGGAGGGAATACAGTTACTATTTATCCGTCAACTATATTATCATCCACAAGTATAAAAGCACAGTACATAAGATACCCTAAGCCACCCAAGTGGACTTACAGTATAATTAGTGCTACTGAAGGAACGCCTGTGTTTAATGATACTCAACCAGATTATCAAGACTTTGAACTACCTCTTTCTGACGAGCCAACTCTGGTGGCTAAGATATGTCAATATGTAGGAATAGAGATCAGAGAAGCAGATGTTGTTGATTTTGGAACAGCACAAATAACAAACGAAAACCAAGAAGAAGGATAATATGGCATATATAACTGACTATCAATATTACGAAAACGGTGGAGCAAACCCTGAAGATGAAAACTGGGGGTCTTATCAATACGTTACTTTACAAGAAATTGTAAACAATTTTATGCTTATTTATCAAGGAAATAATGAGTTGTTAAATAATTTAAATCGTTATCAAGTTTTATTCTATGCCAAAAGAGGTATTCAAGAGTTAAACTATGACGCTATGAAAGAAATTAAAATATTAGAACTTGAGGTAGGAGAAGATTTAAGATTTATTATGCCTCAAGATTATGTTAACTGGGTGAGAATATCTTTATATCAAGGAGGGGTTCTTTATCCAATGACAGAAAATATACAAACTAATTGGGCTGGAGCTTATTTGCAAGATAATAATGCACGAATACTTTTCGATCAAGATGGTAATGTTTTAAAGCCTGAATATTCTACAGTAACATACGATAGAATACAAGGTAAAAAGAAGTCTATTTATTTAAACACAGACAGTCCTTATCATAACTCTTTAGGATATTTTTTAGATGGAGCTTGGTTTTTTGATTACAATGTAGGAAGTCGCTTTGGTTTAAATACTGAAACTGCAAATGTTAATCCTACTTTTAGTATCAATAAACAATCAGGGGTTATTAATTTTGACTCTACTATGTCAGGAAGAATGGCTGTTTTAGAATACGTTTCAGATGGTATGGAAAGCGGAAACGATGCAGGTGTAAGCGTTAATAAATTGTTTGAAGATTACTTGTATGCATTTATTAGGTACTCGTTATTAAATGGTAGATTAGGAGTTCAAGAGTATATAGTTAATAGGGCAAGAAAAGATAAATCTTCTTTGCTTCGTAACGCTAAAATTAGATTGAGTAATATACATCCTGGTAGACTTTTAATGAACATGAGAGGACAGGATAAATGGATAAAGTAGTATGGATATAAAAAGCGTATCAACCTTTATTAAGGGCAGAATGAACAAGTCTGTGGATGAAAGAATTCTTCCACCAGGCGAGTATGTCGATGCAATGAACGTAAGAGTAGGTGCAACCGAAACTACTGAAGTTGGAGCTTTAGAGAACTCTAAAGGGAATGAATTGCTTACCAATCTAAGATTTAGAAATGTAGAGCTTTCGGCACAGGCAAGATGTATAGGGGCTTTAGAAGACGGTATGAACGAAACTATATATTGGTTTGTTCACGATCCAGCTCATCCTCAAGCACCGAATCCACCAAACAAAGTTGATTTAATTGTTTCTTACAATACTACTACTGAAATAACTCGATACCATGTAGAGAGTACAAGTGTTTTAAATTTCGATCCTTCTTTTTTAATTACAGGAGTTGATTTAATTGAAAACTTATTGTTTTTTACGGATGACTTCAATCCTCCAAGAAAAATTAATGTTAATTTTAACTATCTATCACCCACAATTGCAGGAGCAATAGATCAGATTGTAGAAGAAGATTTAAGCGTTATTGTGAAACCTCCAGGATTTCAAGATGCTGCTTTGGTTTCTGTTCCTAATGCTGAAACATTAACATCTCCAAACGTAAGATTAATACGAATAGTAAATCAAGAAAACTATTTGCAAGACAAATTTGTTTCGTTTGCTTATAGATATAGATATTTAAATTCTGAATTTAGCGCAACCTCTTTATTTACATTACCAGCCTTTTCACCAGGAAGATTTATTTTTAGCTACGAAAATTATAACAATGAATCTATGCAAAATAGATTTAATGGAGCTGAAATAACTTTCAACACAGGGTCAGAAAGAGTTACTGAAATAGATGTGCTATATAAATTTTCTAATAGCACCACTATATTTAAAATAGACGCTTACAACAAAGACAATTTGGGATGGGGTGACAACCAAGACAGAACTATCGAATTCTCTAACAGTAAAATTTATACTGTTTTAGGTAGTGACGAAATACTGCGATTATATGACAACGTTCCTCACTTAGCGAAAGCACAAACAATTATGGCTAATAGGTTGATATATGGAAATTATGTTGACGGTTATAATATTTCTGCGTTATCTTCTGACGGAGCTAAGATTACTCCAAACTATACAGTACAACAAATTTCAGATCAGGTAGGTTTGTTTTTTACTCCTTACCCTACGTTGTCTTCACAACTTTATGAAATTAATCCTTTAGGAAACATAACCATTCAACAAAGTTCTGCTTTGTTTGATTTAGATAATATAAAAACAGAACTAAAAAGCGGATCGCAATTAATAATTAGAATGGAGTTGACTACTGCAGCTAAAAACGCAAGGTCTCAAAACAATACTACATTAGGGTTTACCGTGTGTACAGCAACCGCACTACCTTCTCCTGCCTGTCTTCAATGGAATGAAGGGATAACAAGTGGATCAGTTCAGGTAGAGTGTTTTGTAGACTTAACACAAACCTACACTGGCGCTTCTGCAGTTTATGACTTTTTATTGTCTGATGATTTTCAAAATGCTATAGGAACAATAGAAGGGGTAAATTTTCAACCAATGGCAACTGCTGCTTCAGGATATTCTTTAACAGATAGCTTTAATACTAATGTTTTAGTTCAGTCAGGATATAGCAAAGTCATTAGCTCAATAAATAGTTCAACCAATATGCAAGGCTTTGGTATAGATGTTACAGGGCCTGCAGACACAACAGTAAAGCTTACTTCTTTAGCAATGGAATCTCAAGTTGATGATGGTACATTCACCGTAAGTAGCTATGAGTATTTTACTGTAACAAATGCAAGTATGTCTTTGTTTACTGATGCAGATCAAGGAAGTTTACATAGTAATAGAGATTATGAGGTAGGGTTAGTTTATATGGATGAATACGCAAGAGCTTCTACCGTTTTAGTTTCTCAAAACAATACTAAATTTGTTCCTCCAGTAAATTCTATTTTAAGAAACAGATTGCAAGTTACATTAGAAAGCAATCCGCCATATTGGGCA